CTGGATAAAACTCTGCAGGAGGATGAGCCGAGGTGTAAAGCTGCGCCCACGGCGACCAGTTTGCGTCGGTCATATCCCGTCGTGAACGAATAAATGCCGGAGCATGAGCACCGCTTGTACCACTCCAGCCGATGAGTAACTCACCTTCGCCAACGGCTGTCATCCCTTTCAGGTGAATGATATTTCCATACGTTGTTGGATATCCGTTGTTATACGCCTCGTATAACTCCAGACCTGTGGCCCCCTGCATATTATCTGTCAGGGCGGTCAGCCGACCTTTTGAAGCCAGATTAACTGACGATACTGCTGTCCCATCTGACGGTAACGCCCCGATCTCTGATGCTGTTGGCTTATTCCTGGAGTTATAGTCCCTTCGCCAGCCAGGAGCATAAGCATCACCATGATTAATATAAGTAAATTGAGCATTAGGGATGCCTTCACCGCTGGATGTACTCGGTGTGGTAATGCGTATGGTCATTGCGCCGCGGGTGCCAATAACTTCCACAACAGCACCTGCAAGACAAATACTTCCGCAACCTGTATCTGTAATGACCTTATTATTTGCATAAGCCCATGAGCCTTTGCACATCCAGTAAGGATGGTTAAATGCCCCCTGACTCTCTAGCCAAAAAATCAACTGCGCAGTTGTCCATGCTTCACTATCTCCACCAATATTCAGCTCTGCACTATATGCACGGCAGGCACCGATATTTTTCGTAAAGGTGTCTTTATCAGAGATATCCTCACCATTCTTAGCTTTCTGCAGACGTTTTTCAGCATTGTCATAGGCAGCTTTTACTGCATTTGATGTTGCCGCCAGCGTTTCAGATGTACTGTTGGTTGCACTGCTGAGCTGGACTATCCCTTTTTGTGCCGTAGTGGCGTCCTGAGCGGTATATTTTCCGTTAGCCATGTCATACGCTGCCTTAACCGCTTTCGGCGTTGCAGCCAGCGTTTCAGAATCGCTGTTAGTGGCGCTACTGAGTTGAACAAAGCCTTTTGCGGTCAGCGAGGCGTCCGGGTGATGTCGTGACTGTTCATGTTCTTTCAGTTTTGTCATTCACGTAATCCACTGTGGCCATAACCATGGTGTTATCCACGGTAAGCGCCACAGTGGCAGTGCTGGATACGGTCAGAATGGTGCGAAATGTTTGTGCACGTCCGGACCCTTCGGCAACGGCTGGCTTGTAACTTTCGGCAGTATTGCCCACCGCGATTAAATCGCCGTGCTCATCAAACACACCAATTTCCCGGATCCAGAATCCGCCCGTTTCTGGAGGAATAACCAGCTCCGCAATAATGCGGTTCTGATGTGTTGCGTCCAGGATGACGCGATTAACAGTGTGTCGCCACACCTCATGCACCAGACGGGTCTGCTTACTGTCTGGTGTGGGCAACGCGCCGCCACCGTCGCCCACGGCCATATGAGTCAGGCGGACAGGCTTACCATCTGGCGCGGCTGCCTGAGCTAATTTTTGGGCACCTGTATCGGTGATAACGGTTTTAAATTTTCGTGTTGTGGTACTCATGCTTAATCGTCCGGATAAATGGTAATAACTTCACCGTCATAAGTTGCCGCCGCTGCAAAAATATCCCCCGGAATTTCCTGAATGATATTCAGCCCTGTCATGTGGCGGCTGACCGGACGGGCATCAGCAATCAACCGCTCCATTTCCAGATACATTTCCTCCGTCACGCCACTGTCCAGTGTGCCGACTTCAACGGTAAATGTTCCCGGTTCTCCGCCGAACTCCCACCACTCAGACACGCGAATGAGGTATCCCAGCGGCTCAATGGCCCTGCGCAGTGCGCTGATGGTCCCTTTGTGTCGGTGTATCAGCCATGCATCACGAATCACCTGTCGTTTTGTCTCTTCCGGCCAGTTGCGATCCCAGCGGTCAACGGAAAATGCCCAGGCGAGATAAGGCAGCAGGTGCACCGGGCAGGTGTCCGGCGACCACAGCGTGTTGAGGTCTACCGGGATGTCTGTAATGCGCGTTCCGACAGCTTCGGCACAACGCATGAAACTGCTGGCTGATGGTGGTAACAGTGAATTACTCATTGCGCCCACCTTCGCTGATGGTGAACGACTCACAGCGCGCCGCCTGTATGTCGCTGATGGCCATATTCTGTGTGGGTTCGATTATCTCCACGCGTTGCACACCGTGCACATGCAGTGCGGCAGCAATGGCGGACAACGCCACGTCCTGACCGATAAGCCCCTGCTCAGCCAGCCACTTCCTGAACGACGATTCAGCCGCCGCCAGAATAGGTTCGGATTCCGGGCCGGGGTAAAAGTACAGTTTTGCATTCAGCCGCCATGTCACGATTCTGGCGCTCTGTACAGTAAGGCGGTCGGCCACCGGGCGGGTATCCTCTGCATTCAGAACGGCGCGAACGGTATTAAGCAACGCCTCCGTTGCTGTGCCGTCGCCTTCAGTGGACAGGATGGAAACCGTCACATTTGCCGGAGACGGACTGATAGCCCGCGCATCACGCACCAGACCGCTGGCGCTGCGGGCAAAATACTCGTATGCACCTGACGGGCCAGCAACACTCAGGCCATCGTACGCCCGCTGCGCCTTGGCAGTCTCAGCGAGGTGTCACTTTCCATCACTGCGTCGGCGGTATCCGTTGCCGGAGTGATGGTCAGGCGCTTTGTGTTCATATTGCCCGCGAGGTTGTCCAGGTCTGTCCCGGCGCTGTGGCTTAACATGCAGGCGCGTGCCCCCTCATTGACCCGCTGGCGTAACAGCATTTCACGAAACGCTGTTGTCTGGGCGATAACGTTCAGGGGTTCCGATTCCAGCTCCAGCGCGGCGGAGACGGCTTCACGCTGTTCGGCAGGATAGGACGCAATCATCATGGCCTTTGTGTCAGCCAGAATTGCCTCAAAGTCAGGCTCCGCGATGATGGCGGGTTCCGGTAACTGGGAAAGGTCAACGGCAGGCATGATTTACTCCCTCAGCGTGATGGTTAATTCAACATTCTGCATGGTCTGCATGACAGTGCCCGACAGCGTCACCCCGGCGCGGCCTCCTGCCTTCCAGACAACGTCGATGGCGTCCAGGGCAATGCGGGGTTCCCATCGTGTCAGCGCAATCACGGCAGCACTCATGCATTGCAGACGAGTGGTGTTATTCATGGGTTCGTCAATTAAATCGGGCACAAGGCTGCCATATTCCCGTCGCATAACCCGGCTTGCCAGCGGGGTGGTCAGGATGTCCCTGACTGACTGTTTCAGATGCTCCATATCGTTCAGGTTTCCCGTTCCGTCCGGGTTCATTCCTGTGTAGCGGGTTGTCACTGCGGGCCTCCTGTCGAATCGCTGCCACCTTTAACGCCACCGTGTTTATGCGTATGCACTGTGATGCCGTTTGAGGTGAAATTGCCGCCGCTGTGCGTGATATTGCCGCTCATCTTTCCCCCTTTTGTGACGTCAAGCGTCGCCGTTCTCAGAAGGTCTGTGCATTCCACGACGGGCGTGTCCAGTGTCACACTGACGGATGCCTGCAGGGTGGCCGTTTTCATGCCGCTGGCGCTCAGTGCGCCTGCGTCCGCGTCGTAGCGGAACACCGCGCCATCCGGCGCGCTGACCACGATTTCTTTCAGGCTTTTGCCGGGGGCCGGATTGGCATCACTCCACAGGCTGCCAATTATCATGGCGGTTTCCGGGTTGCCGCCAATGCAGGCAATTACCACCTGTTCGCCGGGTGATGGCGGCAGCCACACATTGAAGGCTCCCGCGCGCGTGGTGTTCCAGCGCAACCAGCCTGTTTCCAGTTCGCCGCTGCGAACGCGCACGCACCAGGACTTCTCATCAACTTCAGAGATGATCCCAGTGCGGATGATGTTGCTCAGCAGTCGCATGAGTTCTGCGCTCACCGTACAGCCTCCGCAATCCGGCCCAGCACCGTGTTATAAATCAGGCGTTCATCTGCCTGACTGATGCCCAACAGCTCACGTACCGGGTAATCGGTGAAAATGCCCGGCGCAACCTGATCGCGCTCACCGAACTGATGAACGCGGGCAATACGTGCGGCCACGCCGCTGTAACCCACCGTCACACCGGAAGCATCTGCACGGGCTTTCAGGTAGCGGGCGGTGCGCAGTTTTACGAACATGGGGACGCGCTTTGTGCTGTCCTGGTTGATGCGCCGGGTGCGTATTTCCAGAAAGCGGTCGATGTCATCCCGGTAAAACGTGCGGATATTGTTTTTATCCTCATCCCACCCGGTAATGGTTCGCCCGTATTTCCCCGTGTCGTGATGCCAGTTTTTCAGCGTGCGTGCTTCGTTATTCCAGATAAAGCGAATGCGCTCCTGTATCCGGGTTACGCGGCGTCTGCGTGGTGTCCACGCGGTCCCGTCCGGCGCTTTCTGTGACCGGATACGCGCCTGCTGGGCGCGGCGTAAATCCTGTGCCAGCTTTCTGGCGATGTTATTGATGGCCTGCTGATTCAGGCTGTCGCGGATGTCCTCAAAGGTTTCATCCACGCGGGTGAATGCCTTATCCATCGCTTTCACCCCACGTCACATCCTGGAATACATGCGACCAGTCGCCTTCGGAAGATGGCAGGCGGGGTTTTGGCTCCGGCAGGTGTTCTGCCTGCGGTGTGCCCTGACTGCTGCGCGTGATGCGAACGCGTTCCCGCAGGGGGAGCGTAAACAGGAGATCGGCGCTGTCATCGTCATTGATAACGGCAGAAAATTTGATGTCCTGATTACGCTCCGGATTGAGCAACAACTGTGGCTGATTTTCGGATAACCACGCCAGCAGCGGCAGCGTGAGGTCGTCCAGCTCTCCGGCGTAATCCATGACAAACATCACCATCTGATAGCGGTAAACAAACGAGGGCGCTTCTCCGGTCGTTTCAATGTTGCCGCTCTCCACGAAAATGGTGAATTTCTCGGGATTAGCCTGGCACCACCGACACCCATGAAGCATGGACTCTCGCAGACTGTTTGTCTTAAGCATCTGTTTTGCTCTCCTGCTCTTCCTTATGCTGCGGGATTATTGATTTCCAGCACCAGGCTGCCGATATCGACGCCGTACGCGGCATTTTTAGTGATATCAGTTAACGTCAGCGCATTCAGCCCCAGTGTCAGACTGTCTTTTATGACCTGGAATGCCGGGCCAGCCACTCCATTCAGTTTCGGAGTAACCGTGGCACTGCCGGCGGTGAACACCAGCTCCAGCGTCTGCCAGTCGTTACTGTAATTCCCGAACTCGCCCAACTTTGTGTTTCCGGCTTTCTTGTGATGCATCAGATTCAGTTTGCCGTCTGTGGTCTGGGTGAAGAACGACATCAGGAACGGGTTACCAGTCCCGGTCATCGCCACGACGTCAGGTAACGCTACATCGGTATACAGATAAATTCCCAGACCGAACTGGTTGTTGGTCAGTGCGCCTGACAGTCGAAACTTACAGCTCAGTCTGCCACCCCGTGTCAGCAGGGAGACTGCGTCATCCACCGGATGCATCAGGGACCAGGTTTTATTGCTCTGCTTGGTAACCTTAAACACACCATCTTCCAGCGCAACACTGCCGCCGGTGATGGTCCAGCCCTGCGCAGCAGCCTCTCCGGCTGTCGGCAGCAGGGAGACTGTACGAACGGATGTGTCACCATCAGACGGCCCCGATGGAGTGTCGCCGCCGGGCGAGGGTTTAATCTCCGGTGCGGTACCGCTGATGAAGGCGCTGGTTCGACCAACTGCGTTCAGAATAGCGGTTGCCAGGCGATCCGAAATAATGCCCCTGCGCGCCCATGAACTGAAATGTGTCGGACGATTTGACGATACCCAATTACCATTACTACGGGATTGCGCGCCGTAATAACCTGCATCAGCAATATCCGGGTCTTCTGCCGGTAAGTTGGTGGGCGTGTTGTTGCCGTTACCGTCGGTCATGAACGGCACAAAGAAAACGTTGTCGCTCTCCCTGTTTTTGTACGCGCCGTAGACGGAGTCATACTGTGTGGCGTATGTGTTTTTCCAGTAATATGTCGTGTCGCCACAAATCCACGGTACAACTGCAGCACTGCCGCCATGGCACTGCGCGTTAAATCCGGAAAGGTCAGTACGGAACTGCTTCAGCATGGCCGTGAACAGGTCCGGTTGCTGTGCGTAGGTGGCAGCGCTCATGTCAAATTCGCCCTGCATCCAGCACACCGCCAGCAACACATTTTTCGGGTTCTTCTGTAATGCCGCTTTGGTGCGTGCGATCAGGTCCTGATATAACGGTTTACCCACACCCCAGCGTGCCGAATCCTGGCTGGCCCCCGTGTCCGCACTGAATGTCCCCTCCGCGCCCTGGGTGAATGCCGAACCACCACGACAGCATGGTACCAGCAGGATCCCCGCGTTATTCGGGATATACGGAAGCAGTTTTTTGGCAATATGTAAGCCCTGGCCGACACAGCCGTACTGCCCTTTGCTCAGGTCTGCCTTCGGATGATTCAGCGTACTCATATCCTGCACATCATGCAGACAGTGGTCAGCCGGGATGATGTCGTTATACGTACAACTCTCTCCCCCCGGAGTTACCGTGCTGCGGCGCGCCAGCTGTTTAATGCGCGGATCCGGAGCATCGTAAGAATCCGGTAACGGAAGCCCTTCACCGTAGGCCATGCCGTTGGACTGTCCGGCAAGCACAACCACGTAGAACCAGTCCGGCTCAGATGAAGGGCCGACCTGTGGATCTCCTTCAATAGCCACCGCCTGCATCAGTGTGTACGGCGTAATGGCAACCGGTCCGCCATATGGCTGCCAGCCCTCTTTCAGTTTGTGTGTCAGCTTTTCCGCAAGGTCTGACGGCGACGCCGCCCTGACAACATCATAGTGTTTAAATGCCATGAATCCTCCCGGCCGGGATAATATTGTGAGTAAAATA